AAACTATTTTGCCGTTGGCAAACACCAGGCTTTCCTCCAGACGTAGATTGTATGACAGATTATTTTCAATCTAAACGCACTCCTATATCTGGTAACATCACTTCACAACAACCTTCCAAAAAACAAATCAATTCTTAAATATAAATAAAAAATGTTACCTTGTTGTTACCAAAACAATAATAATCCTTTTATTTACTTGTCTTTTTAACTGTTTACTTCCGTTTGCTAATCGTATAATTTCTCAATCAAGAGATGATTATGCAAATAACACAACCGCTATTAGTTAATAATAGCAATATAGCTCCTACCGATTACAACATAGGAGTATCACAACATCAAACGAACTATTTAATAAAAATGTTACCAAAATGTTACCTGGTAACACGATTTAGGTATGTCCGTTTTTCGCACAAACCATTTGCATATCTATCTCCAGAAACTAAAAAAAAAGGAGATGATAATGGTACATACTAAAATAACTGAAAGACATGGCTATCATGTTTTACAAGTTAAAGACAAATCGACTGGCAAGTATAAGCAAGTCTTTAAATCTAAAAAAGTATCTGAAGTAAACCATAAGAAAGTAGAGCTACAAAAGAATAGTATAAAAGCTCAAGCTGTTTTAGCTCAAAAAACAATAGTCAATACATATAAAGAATTTGCTTTAGATAAAATTGCAATGGCTGAACATCCACAATCTGGAATGAGATTAAAAAGTGTTAATCATTATTTTAGTTTTTGGAAGAATTGGATCAATCAATACTTTCCAAAAAATTTATTACTTAATGAGATAACAGTTCCAGTTATGGATCAGTTCTTTTTAGATATAAAAAAATCAGGCTGTACTCATAAACAAGCTAATCTAGTTATTAAAAGTTTTCTTACATTTTTAAAATGGTGTATCGAAAAACAATTCATAACTGAGATTGGTGTTATGTTAGTTTATAAAGTTAAAAATAGACCAGTTCTTAAAGATCCAGTAACAGCTAATATGCTTCCTAAAAAAACTGTTATGATTAACAGACAAGAGGTGGCTAGATTATTTAAACATCTAATGCCAACTAATAAAAATCCTAACGCCTGGTTAAAGTTTAGTGTTGTTGTAACACTTGCTTTTACTGGTTTAAGACTTGGAGAGTTAAGAGCTTTAAGGTGGGATCGGATTGATTGGATATTAAATAAGATTACTATTAATCAAGCTGTTGTTGAA